GTTGATAGCAGCTGAACAGAAAGCAAAAAATGGCTAAACCTAAAGGCGGATTATCAAAATGGTTCAAAGAAAAATGGGTAGATATATCTAGACCCAAAAAGAAAGGTAGGTATCAACCTTGTGGAAGAGGCAAAGCAAAGACCTCTAGAAAAGGATACCCAAAGTGTGTGCCTTTAGCACGTGCAAGAACAATGAGCAAGGCTCAGAAAAGGTCGGCAGTTCGCCGTAAGAGGGCAGTACCTCAAGGCGTTGGTGGAAAACCTACTAACGTACGTACTTTTACTAAACGGAGACGTCGAAAAAAGAAGTAAAACAATGAATAGTCTAACTTATGAAATAGAGAAAGTATTAGATTTATCACAACGATTAAAAACAGCAGTTCAACTGGAACTAGAGTACGGTTGTAGCTTGCAAAAATTATTAAATTTACCGAGAACCGCAAATAATAAGGTTCTCATTAATAGGCTAATAAGCCAAAGTACTCGCTAAGAGTAGATAGGAATTAAAAATGGCAAGACAAGGCGGATTTTTAAGCGGACCAAGCGTCCACTCAACTTCCAAGCTAAGAAAGCATGTATTGAAAAGAGGTTTAACTCGTGATTTAAATGCAGCAGCAGGAACTTATGTTAACACTAAGTCTCCAATGTCCACACCTGGTGGATTTTACGGGGCAGCTCCAAAGGCAGTAGGACCAAGATTTGGTAAAACAGTCAATCCTAAAAGAGCAAAGTTTGGAAAAACAACACCTTCTACTTTATTGACGAGAAGGAGAAGAAGATAATATCTTAGAACGAATAAATAAACTTATGAAGTCGGGTAGACTCGACAAAGTAGTAAAGAAATCTTTACTAACAGGGATTAAAAATGGCACTAACAGACGCAGAAAAGGCACGGCTCAAAAGAGCAGGACTTAGCGGACTCAATAAACCTAAGAAGACTCCCAGCCACAAGACTAAGAAAGCTGTAGTAGCGGTAAGAGTCGGTGGTAAAATAAAGATTATTAGGTTCGGAGCCCAAGGCATGGGTCACAACTATAGTCCAGAAGCAAGAAAAAGTTTCAAAGCGCGACACGCAAAGAACATTAGAAAAGGAAAATCTTCCGCTGCTTACTGGGCAAACAAAGTTTTCTGGGCAGGCCCAGGAGGCTCAAAAAAGAGACCACCAAAGTCTCAAAAAAGAACATTAGGATTAAAAAGAAGGAGAAAATAATGACAACTGCAAATGGAACACGACTGTGGCTTGAAGAAGGCATAGTACATGCAGGAAAGTTACTACAAGATTTGATAAAAGCAGAAGAGTTTAGAACTTTATCCCCCGCGGAAAAGAAAATTAAGCAAGTATCTGCAACTTATTGTTATCTTTATACCAAATTACAAGAATTAGACCTTCTAATAGATGACGAAGACGTTTTATTCCCAGATGAGACATTACATTGATAGAAATTAGCCGTACAGACATAGTTAGTAACTATCTAATGGACTTGGAACAAGAGTCACGATTCATTAAACTCCCTATAATGGAGTATCTTGAATTATTAGGAATAGAGCCTAATACATCGCAGAGAGCAATTATAAATGCTATCAATAATCCAAAATATCGTTTTGTGTGTGCGGCTATTTCACGTCGACAAGGCAAAACATATATTTCAAACATAATAGGGCAGTTGGTTTGTTTAGTACCTAACAGTCATGTACTATTAATGTCTCCAAACTATTCATTATCTCAAATATCATTTGACTTACAAAGAAACTTGATTAAGCACTTCGACTTAGAAGTGCTTAGAGATAACGCAAAAGATAAAGTTATTGAACTATCTAACAATTCTACTATAAGAATGGGTTCTATCAATCAGGTAGACTCAGTTGTTGGTAGAAGCTATGACTTAATCATATTCGATGAAGCAGCTTTAACAGATGGAAGAGATGCCTTCAATGTCGCACTAAGACCTACACTAGACAAAGAAAACTCAAAAGCAATCTTTATATCTACTCCAAGGGGTAGAAATAATTACTTTGCGGAATTCTATTACAGAGGGTTTAGTGAGGAGTTTCCAGAATGGTGTTCAGTAAAAGCAACTTACCATGAGAATCCTCGTGTTGCTGAATCCGATATTATAGAAGCAAAGAAAACAATGTCAGAGAATGAGTTTGCTCAAGAGTATATGGCAGACTTTAATGTTTATGAAGGTCAAGTATGGGCATTTAATCACGAGACTTGTATAGCAGACTTATCTGAAATAGATGTAAGTAATATGGATGTTTTTGCTGGACTTGACGTAGGTTATAAAGATCCCACAGCTTTCTGTGTTATTGCATATGACTGGGATGCTGAAAAATACTATCTTATAGATGAGTACATGGACTCAGAAAAAACAACAGAACAACACGCAGTTCAGATTCAAAAATTAATTCATAAATGGGACATTGATTATATTTATATTGATTCTGCAGCTCAACAAACAAGATACGACTTTGCACAAAATTATGATATCAGTACTATAAACGCCAAGAAATCTGTACTAGACGGAATTGGACATGTAGCTACTGTAGTTGATAACGATGGAATAATAGTTAATCAAACTTGCAAAGAAGCACTTATCTCATTGGACCAGTATCAATGGGATCCTAACCCTAATTTATTAAAAGAGAAACCAAAACACAATATGGCATCCCATATGGCTGATGCTATGCGATATGCGTTGTATACATTTGAAACTACAGCCACATCGTTCTAATAAGACCTACAAAAAACAGTTCTTGACATTTGCTGTATGTTTTTGGTATAATTCTAATTAAGAGTAGAAATATGAATTTCAAAAGAGATTTAGTTAAATACGTACGAGACAAAGCGAAATCACAATATAATAAATCAAGCAATTGTTTTATTTGTGATTCGACTGAACAGTTAGATTTTCATCACTATCACGGGCTTACAGAACTACTAGAAACTTGGATAAAAAAGAAAAAATTAATTATTAAAAACGAACAAGAAATACTAGAGATTCGAGAAGCCTTCATTGATGAACATCAGAAAGAACTTTACGAGGATACAGTCACACTCTGCCATAGTCACCATATGAAATTACACTCAATATATGGTAAAAGACCCAAGTTGATACACGCAGAGAAACAAAAAAGATGGGTCGAGAAACAGAGAGATAAATATGGCATGGTATGATAGATTCTTAGGAGGGGATAAGGAAGAAAAACTTAATCCTTCTCAATACGTTATTTCTAGAAATGAAGGAATGACTGTCGACTCTCGTGAGATTGTAACAAACTATAGAAATGCATACGAACAATTAGAAATTGTTAACCGTGCAGTAAATATGATTGTTGATGATGTAGCAGAAATACCTTTTGCAGTCGGAGAAAAAATACTAGGTACTACTAATGTTGTTAAAAACATTCGTAGATCTAAGGTTGATTTATTACTTAATAAAGAGCCTAACCCCTTTCAAGATGTAAGTACTTTTAAAAGAAATCTTATAATTGATTTACTTATAGATGGAAATATATTTATTTACTTTGATGGAGCGCATATGTATCATTTGCCTGCTGACAAAATAACTATCCATACTGACGACAAAACATATATAGAAAGATTTTCATATGATAACTCAATAGATTACAACCCGAATGAAATTATACATATAAAAGAAAATAGTTTTAATTCAATTTATAGAGGTGTACCAAGACTAAAACCAGCATATAGAACTATGTAGTTGCTCTCTAGCATGAGAAACTTCCAGGATAACTTCTTCAAAAATGGAGCAGTTCCAGGATTAGTACTTAAGTCACCAAACACTCTTTCAGAAAAAGTAAAAGAAAGAATGATGAGAGCTTGGAGTATTAGATATAATCCAACAACAGGAGGCAAAAGACCTCTTATACTTGATGGCGGACTAGAAGTAGACGCTCTATCAAAAATTAACTTTAAAGAGTTAGACTTTGCAGAATCAATTAAATCAAATGAAAGAATTATTCTCGAAGCAATGGGCATACCACCAATTTTAATGGATGGTGGAAATAATGCAAATATTAGACCTAATCATAGATTGTACTACTTAGAGACAGTACTACCAGTAGTTAAAAAACTGGGATATGCATTAGAAAGATTTTTTGGTTTTTCACTAAATGAAGATGTAACAGGGATTCCTGCTTTACAACCAGAATTGAGAGACCAGGCAGCATACTATGCTACTCTAGTTAACACGGGTATATTAAGTGCTAACGAAGCAAGAGAAGCATTAGGAAAAGAACCTGTAGACGGATTTGACGAGCCAAGAGTACCTGCAAATATAGCAGGCTCAGCGACAAACCCGGAACAAGGCGGTAGACCTCAAGAGGCTGCCCCAAGCGAGGAAGAATAATTATGACAAAAGATATGATGGTAAAGTCTCTTTCTGAGTACTTTAAAAAAGAAGGTGGTATAATGGATCTACCTGCTTATAAAGCAAAAGGAGCTGATGTTCCTGTTAAAGATTACTTATTAAGAAGAGCATTTGGTTCTTGGAGTAGAGTACTTAGTGTAGTCTCAAAAAGATACCCAGTAGACGTAATAGTCGCACCAGAAGTAAAAGAAGCACCTGCTGAGAAAAAAGCACCTGCTAAGAAAGTGGAGAAAAAAGATGTCAAATAAAATTTATCATTGGACTAGCACTTTCAAATCATTAGGTGAAACTGATGATGGTGGTATAGATATTAAAGGTTCTGCAAGTACAAACGGTATTGACAGAGCTGGAGATATTATTGAAAGCGATGCATGGACAAAGGGTGGATTAGAGAACTTTAAAAA